ATTGAATCAAGCCAGAGTAGATAATGTAAATGTATTTGAACTTATTGACACACTAAAAGGCTTAACAGATGTGCAGTTGGCCAAAGTAGTAACTGAAGTGCTAAACAGTTACAGAGAACAAACAAGCACATTGGGATATAAAGTTATGTCCCTAGTTGAGACATATGAAAGTCGCAATATACTTGTATGAGCAGATTTGCCCGCGGTAAATTCGTACCCAAGAACCCACAAAAATATGTAGGCAATAAAACACCAACTTATCGTAGCAGTTGGGAGTGGAGTTTTATGACATTTTGCGACACACATCCAAGTATACAACGTTGGGCCAGTGAAGCAATATCAATCCCCTATAGAGATCCACTAACAAATAGACAAACAATATATGTACCTGATTTTTTTATACAGTACGTGGACAAAGCTGGAAGTATGTTAGTTGAGCTTATTGAAGTTAAGCCAAAAAATCAAACAGCATTAGAAAGCGTAGGCAAAAGTAAATACAACCAAGCACAGTATGTAAAGAATCAAGCCAAATGGCAAGCCGCTCAAATTTGGTGCAAGCGCCAGGGTATTAAATTTCGTGTATTAAGCGAGGGAGATTTATTCCACCAGGGCGGAGTTAGATAAGTAATGCTATGACTAAGAAACTTGAAGAAATATTAAATTTACCTGAAAACAAGAAGATTGTTAACAATGATCGTCCTAAGGCTGACATTCCGGCACCTTTTCTTAGAGACATGGCTGAATTTGATAAAATTGCCGCGGCATTGCCCCAAGTTAAAGGTTTAGGGGATATCAGTGACAGCGAATTTGATGCACTAGCACAACGGGCAACAGATGCATACGATGACCTAATGGATCTAGGCATGAACGTTGAAGCACGTTACAGCGGACGTATTTTTGAAGTTGCTGGCGGCATGCTTAAAAACGCTATTGATGCCAAAGCCGCAAAAATAGACAAGAAACTTAAAATGATTGAGCTACAGCTTAAGAAACAAAAGCTGGATCAAGAAACTAACGAAAACGACGGAGTTAATCTAAGTGGCGACGGGTATGTGATAGCAGACCGTAACAGCCTAATTGAAAAACTTAAGAATATGAAATAAATACAATACAATGGATATCACTATGTCAACATTTAAAGAGTACCTTTCAGAAAGCGTAAAAACTTACGAATTCAAAATTAAAATTGCCGGAGATCTTCCTGAGGGATTTGACAACGCAATGAAATCTGCACTATCAAAATATGACTGTGCAAGTATTAGCAAAGGCAAACGAACACCAATTCAAGAAAGCCCGTTGGACTTTCCAGAGATGAAAAACACACACGTTACAATTTTTGATGTCACGTGCCGTTACCCAGCTACCCCACAAGCACTGACAGAATACTTGTCAGATCAATTAAAGATTGCTCGCACTGGCATACGTGTACGTAATCCAAGAGAAGAAGAAATAATTAACGATAATTTAGAAGGATTGAATAGAATTGGCACTTCAACAGAAGCAATACTAAACAAGCCTTATGAAACTGAAAGCGCACAAGACCAAGTGGGCGATAAAAAAGTACTAAATTTTCTAAAAGAATTAGGTAAAATTAGCCATAAGGGCGACCAAATTAAAGGCGTTAACGATGCTATTTTAGCTAAGTCTTCACCAGAAGAAAATGCCGACCCATTTAAAGGACAAAAGAAATGAACTTCCATAACATATTAAGTAAGATTGATCAGTACGACAAACCAGTGACTCAATTAAAGGAAGTTAAGTCTAACGCTCCTTTAAAAGAGCTAGACATAAAATCAATTAAAAAACTTTCAGGATTAAATGAAAGTGCAGTTGCAGAGTGTGGTATGCCTCCAATGATGGGTGGCCAACCTTCATCACCACCAGTAACAATGAACGTTAGTGTCAATGCTAGCGGAACAGAAAACATTCGTGATCTTTTAGATTTACTTAAAGGTGGCGACATGATGGGCGGCGATGATGCAGTATCTGGACCTGTTGGTGCTGTGTTGTCAATAGGTGGTGAAGAAGAACACGGTGAAGAAGAAAGTCCAATGGACATGTTGGCACGTGACGATGACGAGCGTGGTGAAGAAGACGATGATATGATGAAGTTTGGTAATGAAAAGGAAGTTGAAGAAGAAGCTGACGGTGGCGGATTTGATCGTGCTAGTACAACACCAGACCCTCAAACAGCTCCTTTAGGCGCCGCATTTCCAAAAGGTAATGACATACATAGTAAGGGTGGTAATGAAGTACCCAAAGTTAATGGCGGTGGTAACCCATACACAGTTACAGCAGAAGGTCTAAAGAGCCAATTACATAACTTGTATCAAGAAGTTAGAAATAGATAATTGGTAAAACGTAATATCAAAGCGGAGCGAGTCTCCGCTTTTTTATTGTAAATAACAACATGACAAGTAAAAGTTTAGACGGGGTACTGACAAAAAAAGCTCACAGAAAAGATAAGTTTACAGAACAGCAGGTTGCTGACTTGTTGGCTTGTGCTGATCCAAATACTGGGTATCACTATTTTTGTAAGAACTTCTTTTACATACAGCACCCTGTTCAAGGTAAAATGTTGTTTGATCCTTTTGGATTTCAAACAGAGTTATTGGACGCCTATCACAATCACAGATTTACAATTAACATGTTGCCCAGACAGATGGGCAAGACCACTTGCGCGGCTGGCTACTTGTTGTGGTATACAATGTTTTACCCTGATCAAACTGTGTTAATTGCGGCACACAAATATACTGGCTCACAAGAAATTATGCAACGTATACGCTATGCATATGAACTTTGTCCAGATCATATTCGCAGTGGTGTTACTAACTATAACAAAGGGAGTATTGAATTTGATAACGGCTCAAGAATTGTTTCAGCAACTACTACCGGTAATACTGGTCGTGGTATGTCAATATCCTTACTGTATTGCGACGAGTTTGCATTTGTGCAACCAAATATTGCCGATGAGTTTTGGACTTCAATATCCCCAACACTAGCAACTGGTGGTCGTGCTATTATTACATCAACACCCAACAGTGACGAAGACACGTTTGCTACTATTTGGAAAGAAGCAAATAATAAACTTGATGAATATGGTAACGAACAAGAACTAGGGATGAACGGATTCAGTGCATATACATGTCACTGGAGCGAACATCCAGATAGGGATGAAGCTTGGGCAAAGACTGAACAAAGTCGTATTGGTGAGGAACGTTTCCGTCGTGAATACGGATGTGAGTTCTTAATCTATGATGAAACATTAATTAGTAGTTTGACTTTAGCAAACCTTGCAGGCAAAGAACCTAAATTCAAAATGGGGCAAACACGCTGGTATATAAAACCAAAACCAGAAAACATTTACCTAGTAAGTTTAGATCCTAGTTTAGGAACTGGCGGTGACTTTGCAGCCATTGAAGTTTTTGAATTGCCAAGTTTTAAACAAGTTGCAGAGTGGCATCACAATTTAACACCTATACAAGGGCAAGTTAAAATACTTAAAGATATATTGAAATATCTATCAGATAGTATGAATGGGCTTAGTAACAACATATATTGGAGTATTGAAAATAATACTGTTGGTGAAGCTGGACTAGTGTGTATTAAGGATCAAGGTGAAGAACAATTTGCTGGTCTTATGATTTCAGAACCCATGCGTAAGGGTCATGTACGCAAGTTTAGAAAAGGTTTTAACACTACACATGGTAGTAAAATAGCCGCATGTGCTAGACTAAAGCACCTAATTGAAACTGGCAAAATGGAATTAAACAGTAAAAGTTTAATTTCAGAATTAAAGGCGTTTATTGCCGCAGGCTTTAGTTTTAAGGCAAAAAGCGGAGAACACGACGATTTAGTTAGCTCACTATTGCTAATTGTAAGAATGAGTCAATTAATAGCAGATTGGGATCAAAGGGTCTTTGAAACCATATCAGGAACACATACTGAGGAAGATTATGAGGCACCATTACCCATTTTCATTTCCAGCACTATAAGCTAAATATTACTATGAATGCGAATTTTGAAAGAATTGCCCAAGATTTAGTGCAACAAATGTCCACTAGATTTCCTAGTATGAAAAAGGAAACTGTTGACGGTAAGCCTATTGATGGGAAAGAACACCGTGATGGTGACACTAGAAAAATCAGCTTTGACTTCACTAACAGACGCAATGGTGAGAAATTAACCAATGTGTCAATTAGTTTATCAGATGCAGATCAAAAGCCAGCACTGTTAGTATTATGGAACAAAAATCCAAGAGACAGTTCTTGGATTGACTTTTTAGATGAGTTAGGTGATTTTGCGCAATCTCACTCATTGGACTTTAAATTACAAAACCCATCGCAAAGTAACTTAGATAAGAGAGATCCTATCGGAGAAGGAAACATGAACGAATCTAGACTATCTGGAACTAGTAGAACTAGTTACCAAGAAATTGGCGAAGCTAAAATTATTGTTAGACACAGCCAACCAGTAAACTATAATGCACCTAACGGTAGGACACAACACATTGAAAGAATCTTTATTGAAAATGCTGTTGGTGAACGTTATGCTTATCCTGTAAAACATTTGAATGGAGCTCGCGCCTTGGCACAACACGTGTCACACGGTGGGACGCCTTATGATGATATTGGCAAACATGTTGTGAGTCTAAGTGAAGAACTTGCAAAATTACGTTTCTTTAAAAATTATGTTGATCGTAGCGAAGTTATTTCAGAAGCTATGGGAACAATACACAGTAAAGTTATTGAGCGTATTGAACAAATTAAAAAAGAAGTTCACACACTACAAAGCCCAAAAAACTATACTTTGTTTAAAGAAAACTTCACAAGTCGTCCATCGAAAGATGTACCAGAAGATATTTTAAATGACTGGGTAGATAGATTAACTGTACGTAGTTTCAATGAAGAACTAAAAGCAGTATTCCCGTACATTTATAGTCTAGTTGATGAGAGTGATATTCCTGTAAAAGAAATTGAAGTTGATGATATTTTAGCCGAACGTGTTTCACCAGAATGGGTTGAAGTAAATCGCAAAGCTAAAGAATTATTAGCTAAAGGTATGACCGTTGACCAAGTTGCTAAACAGCTGGGCGTTCAAGGACCAAACAATAACATGACTGGATCAATGGGCGGGTTATGGGGTGCAATTAATAAGGCTGCTCAAGAAGTTCAACAACCAAAGACAACATTTGAATCTCCAGAAGATCAATTTGAATCAGCCATTGAACAATTAGTACGTGAAGAAGATGACTTGTTTAGCGGTGATGAAGATCGTAGCAGTCAAGCTATGCAGTCATTAAAAGATTTGTTTAATCAAGATTTGCCATTAGGAACTAATGCCAGCAATGTAAGAGACAGTTTGAAAGACATAGTTGACAATGACAAATTAGGCAAAGCATTTGAAGCACTGGCTGAGTTGGGTTTAGATGAAATGGATGCTAGACCAATCATTAGTGAATTTTTAAAAGCACATGATGCTGAAAATCAAACAGACTTTGCAAGTAAATTAGGATTTGATAAAGATATGCCACCAGCTGAAGCTCCTCCAGAAGCGGCACCAGCTGAAGCTCCGGTAGCACCAGCAGAGGCACCAGCACCAGCGGCTGAAGCTCCTCCAGAAGCAGTTCCAGCTGAAGCACCACCTGTGGCTGCTCCAGTTGCTGAAAATCCAGATGAGGATATGATACGTAAGAAACAAAGTCGTCATGGAAGCACAGCAGAAAAATTGTTTGATGAAATTGAAGAACGTGTAAGTGGTTTCTTCAATGCAAACGAAGGCACTATGACCATTGGTGAAGAAGGGTTCGTTACTAAGATGTGTAAGGAACTTAAAGAAAAATACAACATTGAACCAGACACAATGCGAGCAGAAAAGTTTGATAATATAGTCGAACGTGCTTGTCATAGCGTAATGGAAAAATATAAAGGTCATGTTCAAGCACAACATGAACAAGCACGTATGCTTGAATTATCAGGTGCGGGAATGACCAATCGTAATGCAACTGAAAATATCAAAGCTCGAGTAGCACAGCGTAAAGAGCAAGCATTACCCGAGAGTGAAGAACTAACAGCAATGTTAAAAATTGCTGGTCTAAGATAAAGGAAGCGTTATGGATTCATTACTAAGAAAATATATAGACATCATTGAAGCAACTGCTCCTGCCGCACCAGTAGCACCGGCTGCTCCAACAAAGGCTCAACAGTTGGTTGCCAAAGCTGGGTTACCAGATCCAAATGCAAGTCCTGAGCAAATGGTAGCTAACATGCAAAAAGCAATGCCAACACCACAAGAGATGATGGCTCAGCAACAAGCAAGGATGCAGGCAAACAAAGCAAAAACAGCGGCCGCAACTGTTCCAGGAACACTAAAAGCAGGTGACGGTAGCGCAGTAGTTGACGGTAGTGGAGCTCCTGTACAAGCAGGCACACAACCAGCACCGGCGGTTGCGGCTCCAGCGGCAGCAAATACAACAAGCGCCGCAACAGGGGTAGGCATTCCCGGAGAAGAAGCAGCCGCTGATGCAGACTTCCTTAAAAGACGAAAAGAAACTAATGATCAAACAGCAGCCGACACTCAAGCAATTGCCCAAGCAAATGCTCAAAAAGTAGCTAACGGAGTCGACCCAGCAACTGGACAAAATGTTACAATGCCAAACGGAGTTAATCCAGAAGATGGAACGGTAACAACTCCACCGACCCAAACAGCAACGCCTGCTCCAGCGGCGGCTCCAAATTATGATACAATGCCGTTTGGTCAAGCATTTGGTGCGGCACGTAAAGCAGGCGCCAAGGACTTTACCTGGAAGGGTAAAAAGTATGCAGTAACAATGGCTCCAAAACAGGCAGCAACACCAAGCCCAGCTGGCACAGTTAAAAATGCCGCAGGCGGACAAACAACAACTAATGCTGGCGGCGCCGCTACTAGTGTTACTCGAAATAGTCGTCCAGTTGTTCCCGGATCATTAAGAGCTCAACAACAAGCAAACCAAGCGGCACAACCTGCAACCGAGTCATATATGAAAGATCTCAATGCTATGCGTAGAATTGCTGGATTGAAAGACTTTGGAATATAATTGGTAAAATTACTTCAATATTAAGCAAGATTTCACTTGCGAATATAAATAAAAGTGCGTACAATAACATGTATGCACTTTTTGTTTGTGTAGTGGCACAAACAAAACATAGGCAAACAAAGGCATATTAAAGGAGAAATATTATGGCATCTTTGGCTGAAATTAGAGCAAAACTTAAAGAACAAGAGTCACGTGGCACTGGGGAATCAAGAACTGGTGGTGACAATTCAATATATCCATTTTGGAACTTAAAAGAAGGTAGCGAATCCGCAGTACGCTTTCTTCCAGATGGCAATTCCGACAACACTTTTTTCTGGGTAGAACGAGCAATGATTAAGCTCGAGTTTGCCGGTATTAAAGGTGAAACAGAAAGCAAAAAAACAATGGTACAAGTACCCTGCATGGAAATGTATGGTGAGACGTGTCCTGTTTTGAGTGAAGTACGTGCTTGGTTCAAGGACCCAGCGTTGGAAGATATGGGTCGTAAATATTGGAAAAAGCGTAGTTACATTTTCCAAGGATTTGTGACTGAAGATGGTTTGAAAGAAGAAAACAGACCTGAAAATCCAATTCGTAGATTTATTATTGGTCCACAGATTTTCCAATTGATCCGTGGTGCATTACTGGATCCAGAAATGGAAGACTTGC